TCATGGTTTCGCCAGGTCAAATAGTGAGAGCTTCGGTTGGCCCTCTACCGCCAGCTCTTGACGCACGCGCTTGGACGGCCTTTGACCTTCCTTGAGCCCACGCAGCTCCCGAAGGAGCGGAGAGTCGTGAACCGGCTGATCGCTTGGAACCAGTCGGTACTCCTCCCAGCGCACGCCGTCGATTCTCGTCTCTCGTGACGCGACGTTTCGTCCCTTGCGCTTCAGATCATATATCCTTCCGGATATTCGGGTGATTCCGGTCTTGTCCATCAATTCACGGGTGCTGTGCCAGCGGTAGTCGAACAGCAGTTCCAGGACGCGTTCGCATTGTGTGGATCGGTGGCGGTTCATCTCAAGATAGCACCGTCAATACCAGATGGAATATCCCCAGCCCCAGCGCTACGATGAACAGCGAGAAGAACAGGCACAGAATGACAATCACTATTTTGGAGAACAGGTCTAGCGATTCGTCGTCGTCTTCGTGGAATGGGGTCATTCCTTTGTCTCCTTTGAGGGGTGGGAGAATCCGATAAGATTACGTTCAATTTGTATCCATCCACCAATACGGTTCAGGGTATCAAGTGCGCCTACTGAAGTTTCTGGTATTTCATTGAGCATCTTTTCCAAATTGTCTTGGCAATATAGTCTACCCTCTCTAACACCATCGCTTTTTACCCTCTCCATCTCCTCCTGATGTTTCTGGGTGAGGCTTGCGAGAATGGAGCGGATGAAGTAGATGTCGGGTTCAATGAGTTTACCTGCGTAACACATTCCGTCATCACTGATAACCATAAATATCTTCTTCTCCCAGTCCTTCTCTTGTTGGTCGGTCATTTGGGTTGGGGGTTAGCGCTTCTTGGCCAATGCCACGATTGCGAAGGCGATCGTGTAGAAGGCGAGGATCACTCCCCACCCGATCGCTGCCTCATAGTCGTACCTGTTGTTCCATCCGATGCTGCCCGCGATGGTGGTGCCCGATATGACGAGCGCGATGATTGCGAGTGCTTTCATACGTGTTGGTCGGTTACTTGATAAGTGTTACGAGTAGGTTCTTGGCTCCGTGTTCGAGTGCCGTCTGCTGATCGTCCCCGAACCACACGTCTGCGTCTGTGTTCTGGTCGGTCGTCCCGATCACGTCATACGTCTTGTCATAGGCCGCGATGTAGACCTTCGACACCTTGCCATACTTGGCGTTGAGCGCGATCTTCTGGCCCCGTGGCTGTCCGGCGTTCGCCTTGCACCACGTCGTATGACACTCAACCGAGGAGAAGCCGGTCACGCGCATCTTGTAGCTATTGTCAGGCACGAGTACCCCTGTAACCTCGCTCTCCTGTTCTGAATTGACGTTCTCCTGCACGTTTGCGGTTCTTGCGGTGTATGAGACACTTTCCGCGTCCTGGGGCGTTGTGGGGGCTAACAGGAACGCTGCGATTGCTGCCACCCTGAGGATCGGGCAGTAGTTTTGTAGCACCTTCTTTGTTTTGTCGGTCATTGGGTTGGTCGTTATTGGTCAATCTAGTTTCTGCCCCCCGTCCGAGCGCCCATGGCGCTCTCGAACCACAGGCGACGAGAGGCAGGAATCAGACTCCATCTCCCCCCATCCGTCCGATCCGGGCCGAGCATGAGCACAGCGTCGGTCGGACGGCATGGGAAGAGGTTGGGGGCTATTGGGGAACGTCTGCATCCGTGAACTCAGGCACGGTTTCCGTCTCACCTTCCGGCAAGGTCGGCTGCGCTGGTTCCTGCTTCGGTGTCGCCATAAGCTTTTGGATGAGGGTGTTTGCCTCGAAGCTGGTCATTGTCTCTAGGTTCTCGCCAAGGGGCATTGGCAAGAGCTTTTCCTCACGCAGCTTGCCTATGAGCGTGATCTGCTGAGGGGATGCCGGTCTCTTGTCAGGCACGGTCGCTGGTTGGGCCGGTGTTCGCTTTACAACGTAGGGCGTGGCCTTCCGTGCTGGCTGTGTTGGAGCGTCGGCCAGCCGTTCGCCTTCGTCAAGCTCCGGCGTGAATTGAGTGCCGTAGCCGCACATGGCAAGAGCTCGTCCGATGGCTCCGGTTTCAGCCTTCTCAATAAAATCGGGGAATCCCTGCACGTCCTCCTGTTTGACCGCCGTTGCTATCTGCCGTCCGTTCTCGTCCTTGATGTAGGCTCGCATGACCGCGTGCTTCTCGTTCACCTCGATGATTTCCGTGTCGATCATCCAGTCAGCGTGCTCTTCACGGAACCAGACGAGCCGATGGGCTACTTGCAGGTAGGCTCGGCCTTTGATGTCGGCTAGGGGTAGCTCGGTGCCTTTGGGGGTTTTGAACGTCCGCTGTTTAGTCATGGTCGTGGTGATTATCTTACTGCCAGTTGCTCTTCCTCGAATATCTCGATGCCTGGGATGTCGCGGGCACCTTCGCGAACGGCCTTTCGGACAAGTGTCGGCTCGACGATCAGGTACTCTCTCGGCACTTTCGCCTCATCCACGATGCGGTAGCTCCACACCTTCCGTGCCGTCACACTCCCGATAGTTTTGTCCTGATAGCTCACAACAGAGGGAATGATGGGTGCCGGGACAGGTGCTCCGGTCTCCTCCGCCTTTTTCTCCGCTCGTTCCATTCGCGCCTCGGCCAGCCTATTCAGTCGTTCTTGTTCCTTGCGTTCACGCTCCGCTACCTCCTGCCGGTAAGCGAGTATCTTGCCTCTCACTATCACGTCCGCCTCCTCCGCGGGTGCCGCGATGGCCTTGAACATGTCATTGATTTTGGATACCTGGTCGTTCAATGGCTTGACGAAGAATAGGCGCATTGCCGTCAGGCTCTTCTTCGCTCCCGCAAGACTCTTGAGGATGCCCGATGCGTCCTCTACATCCTGGGCCGACGCGATGACGACGGCTCCCGCTTGGACGACAATCGCAGATACATTCTCCCTTACTTCGATGAGTTCTTTGGATTCCTCTATTTCCATGGTCGTCGTGGTTAGTTTTCAGTCTGGCAAGTAAAACACCTCACCGCGTCCGGCGCGTTACTGCCGTACTTGAAGTCTCGCAGCGTCACCTCTCCACCGCAGGACACGCAGACGATCCGCCGCACGCCGACATTCTCCAGCGTGAACCATGGGTCGTTCAGTATGGTCACGACAAGCGTGAAGGTGTTGATCTGCGGCATGACTTTGCGAAGGTACTCAATCCAGTAGGCGGCTGCCTTGGTGTTGTGATATTGGTGCTCTTGGACGGCTGGTTTCATGGCTAGGCTATCAGGTGAATCAGGGCGTTCAGTCTCGCTGCCTCTAGGTCACGGTCGGCGTCCTCAATGGCCAGACCGACCTTTTCGCGGCCTTCGGGGGTGTTTAGGTCGTCAGTGCAATAATCAAAGCCCAGCACGACCTGCTTGGCGAGCTTGGCGTCTTGGTAGCCTTGGAGTGCCTTTTCTGTTCGGGCTTCGGTTAGACTTTCGTTGAACCGTTCTGTTGCTGGGTGAGACATGTGAGAGCTGGTTACTGATATGAACTAGTTGCGACGGCATGCCGGATGTTCCGTTTCCGGTGTGTAAGTCGGGGCCGGATTATTCCCCTTCCTATGCCGCCTCAATCAGTCCATTTCTAGGTACAAGGGAAGTATAACGCAGTCTCGGAATCACGTCAAGGGGAGTTATACACAGCTATTATCATTCGTTGATATCGACGCTGAAGCTGCACTCTGGATAACGGCTACATCCTAGAAATGCCTTGGTGTGTCCTTGTCGCCTGACCAGCCGTCTACGACGCCCCAGCTCTGTACACCACGGGCAACGATCGCCAGCATAATACATGACCGTAGAGGGCTCTGGGTTGTCTCTGAGTGCCAATAGTCTATCTATGAGAAGCATAAGGTTTGAATTGACCCCGCCCCTCTTCCCCGGTAGGAGACAAGAGGCTATAAGACGTGCGAGGTAGGCGAATGATTGGGATCATAGACAGTCCGGGGACCCCCGTTGCGGGGCGGTAGGGGCAGAGCGGGGGATTTTTGACTATCTACGAACAGCCGGTTTTGTTGTCGGGGACTCGCTGACTACCCCGCGCCTAACTATTTATCAAACACAAAGACCCGCGCCCCTGTTGCGCAGAGGGCGAAGGTCTTTGTACTCGAGCATTGAAAATGTGTGCGCAACATACTGACCTCAGTTTACCTCTCTAACAGAATACGTCAAGAGCCCACGATAACGTACTGTTCAGGACGGCCGCCTTGTTATCATGCCGACGCCGGCAATACGTCAAAACCCGTACCCATGTTTAGTGGATACGGGCCTTTGGCGGCTGAAACAATACTATGTAGGTTTCTTCGCTGATTCTACTGGTATCGGTTGGGGCTTGATTACGGGTTCGATTACGGGCTCGACTACGGGCTCGTCCTTCTTTGGTTCGTCGTTCATGGATTATCACATCCTTTCATACTGATTACGTCAAGTCGCCCTACGGGTAGTCGCCACTATCTCCTCACCCGCCATGACAGCTTTTCCTTTGATGATGGGAAGCAGGTGAACGGCGAAGCGCGAATCCCCCTTCTCAAAGAAACCATATGCTAAACCGTGTCCCCAGTCCATGACCGCGCCCTCGGCGTATTCCGGATCGAGCGAACAGAGACAGCCACACTCCGTCCAAGAGAACATCCCAGCCATGTTGCGCTTGTAGATTTGACTCAAACGGTGGGAGTGTCCGCTCAGGCCCGACCTTCCCAATTTTTCTAATTCCCCTGTAGCCGTGTAGCCGGATCGGGACCGGATGAGGTTGCCATGCTTCACCATGTAGCCGTGGAAGTCCATGATGCCGCTCTCGACGTATTCGATCTTGAGGATCTTGAGGTGCAGAAGCTCGGGCACCGATAGGCTCCGTAGGCTCGCCAGTGAGTCCGCGACCGTCCATAGGTACTTGGTGAGCCTGTGGCAGTGATTCCCCTTCAGGAACCAGATCTTAGCCTTGGGGACAGCCTCACGCACGCGGTACAGGTGGTCGGTGCAGTCATCCAGGTCGGCTTGGAGCGAGTACCGGCGGGCGGGGTCACGGGAGAAGCGGCTGACCTGGTAGAAATCAGCCCAGTCCCCCATCAGAAACACGAACTCCGGCTTGAAGTACCGGAGGAATGCCAGAGCGGTTGAGAAAGCCGTCTCGTCGGTGAACGGGGCATGAACATCGGCCAGAAATGCAGACCGCTCGTAGGTCACATCCGTCGCATCTTACGGATCAGCGCGCGAGGTATCTTGGTGAGGTTGCCCCAGTCGCCGTCAGATGACCGCTGGCTGGCGAATAGGACATACTTCTTGGTCACGGCCACCTTGTAGCCCACCTGTTCCACCAGCGTGGCCGGCTTGAAGCACTCTGCTACTTCCCTGCCGTCTACCCAGCGCGGATCATCCGTCACGTCCTCCCAGACGACAAACCAGACCGGCTGTTTGGGGCGGTCGAGTGGTTTGCGTGGCATGGGGATGTGGTTAGATCAATTCACTACCAACCCACAGTGCTAGACCAAGCGGGAGGAAATCGATCGGAAAGTGAACCTTGAAGCAGGCGAGAACGAAGGCGATCAATGCCGCTATTTTCAATGCTTTGCTCATGTATATCACCTCCCTACTCCGAGTGTGGATGTCCATTGTACTTTGGTGTTTAGTGATGAATCTATTGAAGCGGCGCTCCCTCTTTGAACTTGGACCACTGGTCGCTAGTGACGCCATGCGAGACGGCCGCCAGCAGGGCTTGAAACTTGCCCTTGTCGTTCTGGGCCACGCGGATCGTGCCGTCGCGGGACAGGATACCCACCTTGCCCGCGTCCTTGCCTACCGTGACGATGAGGGTTCTCACGCTGTCACTGGCGGCGGGCTGCTTGAAGATTGTCTCTGTGATCTGTTCCATGCTGTTCTCCGTGAAGAATGATTCTGGGTCGATGAAGTTGTCGATGTTGTTGAGTTCGAGCCTGCCGTTGCGGGACAGGTCACAGTGGAGATGGGCGCCCGTGCTGAGCGGTCCGGCATTGGGCTGATCGTGGGGGTCGCCGCCGGTCAGGGCCAGTACCTCACCCTCGGATGCCTGTCCGCCGGTCTGTTTGACTTGGTGTAGGTGCAGGAAGCGCACCAAGGGGCCACTGTTGAGCCTGTAGTGCATGGTAAGGCCACCCTGCGGTAGAACTCCCGTGAAGACCACCGTACCGGCCTCTGGGGCGAGAATAGGGGTTCCGGTGGGGCAGGTGAGATCAAGACCTAGGTGGTGTGCGCTGTACGATGTTTTCTGAAGGAAGCGGTAGCCACGGTGGAGGGTTGCCCAGTTGGCAAGAGGTGGTTGCATGGGTGGTTTAGAGTTTATCCTGTACCAAATTGATGACGACGGTGGCGACAATGGAACCAGCAAAAGCGGCGACCGTAGCAATGACAGCGAACCGCCCACTCATATTATTCTTCCACGTTTCGAGTGCGGTTATCCGTACCTGAAGCTCTGCGTGAAGTCTGGCCTGTTCTACGCGCTCAGAATTGAGACTATCATTGATGGTGGTCAGTCGTTCGTGAACACGAATCAAAAGGTCGTGGTCTGACTGAGAACGGTCAAACTCTTGCTGATGATTTAGTGCGGCTTCTCGGTATGTCTCTGCCTGTTCCATTCAGATAGTATGAGTTGGTGGGTTCATTATAGTCTTATCCTTGGATTGCTGTCTTCGTTTCCGAACCTTAGACGACTAGGTGCGAGGGACACCTGTCTTGGCGGCCCACCAGTCGCCGCTGTAAATGTCACTTCAAGATATGGCCTCCATGCGGCGTTAGAATTGTCTTGTGAAGCGATATGGATATAGGCCGATGAAGCAGGACTCGCATACCACACCGCGTCAATCGCCACATTTGTCCAACCTGACTTGTTGATCTGAGTTAGACTGCCAGCACCGAGAGTAAGAAACTTTGCGCCAGCATTTATGTTTATGGGGGTCGCTTTCCAACCAAATGCTGTATACACACCGTTCGTCTTGATTGTATTCAAGTCTGCGCCCTCAATCGTCGAACCGGCATCGCCATCGCAGAAATAGATGTTCAGATAATCAATGTAGCTTGAGTCACTATCGGCCGCGGTAACCCAAAAGTACAATTTGCACTTACTTATCGTCGAGCCAGCCCCAATCGCTGAGGTGTCGAAATAGAGGCACATATTGAACTCATACTGATTGTCAATACTCTGGGAAGATTCCGACCCAACCACATTGGTCTGTCCCGCTTTGTCGTTTAGGGTTGTCCCGTAGATGTCTCCGTCTTCCGTACTTCCATTGATAATCGTTGTCCCGTGAGCGGCGAATGTCCAACCCGTATTACCTTCGATGTCGTATGAATCAGCGTCAGCGTTGAATGTCCCTCCGCTGGCGTGACAGTTTCTGATGATAGCACTGGCCACCGCCACGTTTGCGGTGCTGACAAGAGTGAATATCTTTGTCCCTGATGACGAGCCGATTATACATCCCGTTCCCAAGACCAACGCTCCGAGAGTAAAGGATTCGTCGATTATCGAAGATACACCAACAAAACTATTATTTCCATACGTCAGCGTTCCGGAAATGTTGACCGTTTCTCCAATAATTACGGAATTGTTCCCCAGGGTAACATTTGTCGCCGTCACGCTTGAGCCGACAATGTCAAAACCCACACTTTTTCTGACAGCGGAACTCCCTGTGATTGTTGTTGCGATGATGGTTTTTATGTCGAGGTAACAAGCGGTAGACGAACCTAAGTCGATCGTCGTGGCGGTGAAGGAATAGTTGGTACCAACCCCCTCAATGAAACAATCGCCCGTCGTTCGGTTATTCTGAAATGCGGCAACGCTGGCGTTCACGTCCAGAGTAACAAAGGGGAGGCCAGAATTGTCAAAGATCGCCGTATCTAAAACCCCAGGCATAGTCGCACCACCAGCCCCACCCGATGTCGTAGACCAGTGCGCAGTGTCTGACCAATTTCCACCATTACCGATTCTGTAGCGATTAGCCATCTTTCCTCCAGTGCAATAAATTGCCGTCTCTGTCCCAATAGGCACTCTCGTAAAAAGGTGGAATTATTCTGCCGAATCTGTCCGTACTCTCTCTGGAATACACCTCGTATTTACCTGTGTGAGGATCGTACTTACGATGATAGGAGGACAGTCTAACCGCCGACCGATTGTAGAGCTTCCTGTCTCGCAAGGAATAGCACTCGTTGTATTCTTTGTTATTTGAATGTGAAAAGCACAGTTCAATCGCTATCTTCATCCTGTGCGACAATTCCGCGACTCGTTGCTTCCACCAGATATAGTCCGTGTTGATAATCGTTTGTAGCTTATCCTGTTGCGCCCTATTCCCTGTAGACAGTTGGATATCCAAGTCTGACCACCACGTTTGATTTCCAAAAGCATCCGAACCGCAGATTTCATAATCCCTGATCAGTTCGGCAAGATGCTGGCCATAGTGTTCCTCGGCTACTCGAATAAACTCATCAATAGCGTCGCTCAAAGTGCGGTGTTGTTCGTCGGTCATGTTCTCGATAAGACCGCGCGGCCATTCCCAGAATGTCCCACGCTTCCCCATCCAGCCATTCGGATTGTCCATCGCTGGATGTGGTTGTTCTCGTTCTGTTAGGCGAACTTCTATCATATCGCCGTAGTTGTGTAATTCAATATCTTGCCAGCCGAAGCGCAAAAGAAGAACGGGGAATTGTTGGCCGCACACATCATCGTCACTGTTCCACCGGCCTTTGCCAAAAGAATTCCACCTGAAGTGAGGGTGGCAAATCCCCAGTACATATCCGTATCTGAATTATTGCAGTAAGTAACAAGAAAGGCGACGTTCGGCTCAGTGATTTGATAAGCGGTAGTGGCACTTGTCAGAGTAAGAGTTCCAGACACATTGGTAGCCAATGGAAGAGCCGTCTGTTGCACCGCAAATGTTCCTGCATTCGTCACTGCTCTCGAAGCGGGCGTCTGCTCCATGTAGGAAATCTGTTTCAAGACCTGCATCGCCGTGATTGCCGTTGTATCTGTGGCAGTGGACTTAGCATCAGCCTTTGCTCCGAGCGTGACGATTGCGCCATCGGCGACTGAACCAGATGCTAAAGCTCCCGACGCAATTCCACCCGAAGCGACATTGACCTTTACGGCGGTACCATTAGCGGCGTGGTTTGCCAAAGACACCTGAAGCGGATTACCTGCCGCTACAGCCGCGCCGCCTTGATACGCCTCGGCTTGTGCTTTGAGGTTAGTGGCCGTACCCTGTTGAACCGTGACCGTTCCAGTAATTGCTGGCATGAAGGACACCCGAACGGAATCGAGATTGCCTGTTTTCTCCCAGACATGCAGGTATAGACTGAAGCCCGTTTCGGGCGCGCCTGGTGTGACTCGGATGTATCTTGTGGTCACGGGCGCATAGCACCCCATGTAGGTCTCAAACGATGAGGTGGGCGCTGGGCCGCCATCCGAATAGGCGTTCAGGGCAATCCAATATATCCCATCATCAGAACCCTCAAGCGAATAGTAATCTGGGTCGCCTGGGCCATTCGCGATGATTGAAAACCAGCGATAACCCTTCAAATCAAGCGCACCGAATACTGGGGTCGTTGAAGCGATGGCAATAGTCTCTTTCTGAATGATGTCATTCTTAATCACTGTGACGTTGTGTCCGTCAGCAAGTTGCAGGGCTGAGGTGGCGGCACCGGATGGCAACGGCAGGGTAGCAACGGATATGGGCTGTAGTGCCTGCCAGAATGTGCCGGTGACGGGAACGGTGGCCAGTGCGGAAACGATATCGGCCAGTGTCTTGGCGCCAGCCCCAGTACCAGCCAGTGCATCCCGAAGGGCAGTCATGGCTAGGTCGAGGTTGTCCGTCTTGCCTTTGATCGAGGCGAGGTTTCCGTCTTCCTTCGCAGGGTTGATCGGTGTGTCGGCGGTGTCCTTCAGACCAACCGGATCAACCCCGGTTCCACCGCCGGGGGTAATTTCGCCAATGGCAGTAATGATGTCGTCCTGCTTCTCCTCTGTTGCCGGATTGATCGTGTCCTCAGCGACGTTCTTGAGGCCTACGGGGTCAACACCAGTGCCGCCCACTCCGCCTATGGTTCGGAGGGCGTGGTCGTCCGGGTCGTGTACGTCGTTCAGGATGTCGGTCTGGGAGGCCATGGGCTAGGGGGTAGGGTTGGTAAGGATTGGGACCAACTGCTTCGTCTTCACGAGTGTGCGAATCTTACTGACCGCGCTATCAATCAACTTCTGCTTCTGCTCATCGGATGACAACGCATATATGGGGGTCGCGAGTAACCTGTTGAGTATAGCTGTCACCTGACCACCGCTCTCGCTCTCTAATGCGTTGAGTTGCTTGGGGGTCAACGTGACCTGCTTACCAGCAAGCGATTGCTTGTTGCCCATCTTCGATGGTGTCGCGGATAGCCCGGCGATGTAGAGTCGAGTCAGCTCGTTCACAAGGGGATTCTTGACTGGCGCCTTGGAGTTGAATATGTCGATGAACGGGGCTAAGCCGGTTGTTTCGTTCGGCAGAGTTTGACCGAGTACGTTGCGCCTCGGGGGAAGCAGATTTCGTAGCCCGGGAAGGCCGGACTGGACGGTCTCAGAAACGCTGTTAGCCTCCCTTTGAAGCGGGTCGAACGACTTGCCCAGGTCTTTTAGAATGTTCGGCACGAAGGAGCCGAGAGAACTGCCGACATACCGTGATGGTTTGTACCTGACAGGATCGGTGAGCACGTTCAATGGCTGCTGTACGCCGGCCAGGAATGTCTGGTTCGTGAATACCTTGCTGAGATAGGCGGCAGTGTTCAGTAGCTTCTCCGCAGAAGATGCCTTGTCGGTCCCTTGCCTGCCTAGCTCCCCGCCGGCAAGAGCAATGATCGCCTCTGGACCGACGGAATTAATGGACCGCCATTTGCCACCAATCAGTACTGAATTGGCCTGCTTCCCCTCAAGCTCCCACTGGTCCCGCTCTTTTTGGTCCTTCGGTTCTCCAGTGAGAAGCCCTTTCTTGGCAAGCGCAGCACCGGCGGCCAATATCCCGGTACCCACCAGCCCACGTCCCACCTGTTGCGAGGCGGCGCGTTGCAGGGCCGGATTAGTAGAGTTACCGAAAAGCACCTTTACATCGTTCACGAGCCCTTGAGTAAGACCGATAGGCGAATAGGCCGCTATCTCTCCGGCAATGGATGACGGCACGCCGGTGAAGGGGGCGACGAACTCGGAAATGAACTTGGTCGCCTCGTTCTTGTTGAGGGATCGCTTTGCAGCCGACGCCAATTCCCGCAATACATTGTCATTCTGAAAGACCGATCGTTGGGCATCCCCGACGGCCGTCTTCATCATCTGATCGGTCGGCGCCTTGACCAGCGATTCGACGAACGCTGCATCCCCCTGCCTTCCGGCATTGATGGCAGCAGCCCCCGCCTGGTCATAGAGAGAGCGCCCGAGGGCATAATTGTATGGGATCTTGTCCGATGCAGAGAGTGAACGGTAAACAAAGTCCGTACCCTTCTTCAGAGCTTGTTGAACAGGGGTATTGTCCCAGGTGACATGACGCACGTCGAATTTCTCCAGCGTCCTCTCCGGATCATACCCACGAGTCATTATGTCCTTGGCTGCCTGGACTCCCTTTTTCCCATATTCACCCGATTGCAAGCTGAAGGTCGTTGTCCGCTCTCCCGTCTTCGCGCCCAACATTATATCGTTGGCAACGGCGAATGGGTCCTTTACGATCTCCGCCGCTCCATGGATTGCATTACCGAGGACGTTGCGCTCATGGGTTCGCAGTGAGGTGAGCAGCCCGGCCTTCCAGACGGTGATCGCTTTGTCTCCGACACTCGAAGGGATGAGATTGTGGATCTCCTCCATCAGATCGTTGGTGGCGATATTCCTCTCGCGCCCTTCGGCCATCTTCTGCACCTTCTCAGCGCGGGTAAAGAGACTCTGTACCTGGGTGTCGGTGATGCTGAGCGGTTTGTCGGGGTGGATCTTGTTGTATGAGTTGACATTCGATTGCGCGAACTTCAACGCTCCACCAGGGGTATCCTTTGCGTAGTTGGAAAATGCTTGGACCGCGCGTCCGAACTCAGTACCTGATTCTGCCATCGACTGTGTGAGTGCCGCTGCCTTCTGCGTCTGTCCCGTAGTTGCATAGTGATTCAATAATTCATTCCCAACCTGAACATGAACGTCACTGGTTGGGTTGATAGCAAGTTGTTCCGCGAGTGCTGGATCTTGAAAGATCAAGTCGCGCGCAGCCTTGGTGAGCTCACCCTTCGCCTTCGGCACATACGTCCCGGCTACAACAGCCTTGAGTTGTTCTGGGGTACTCGCTGACTCCTTAACGTGAGTGATGAAGCCGCGTTCTGCGGGTTGGACACCCTTGAGCCTGTCGGCGACACCCTTGACAGTTTCTGGTCCCCGTGCTAGTGGTTCTGTATATGAAACACTCTGTTGTGCTGTTGGAACTTCTGAGGATGGTACTCCTTGGGACCGTGGGGACGCTCCTGCTGGTGGGGCTCCTGCTTGGAGTGGCGGTTCTATTTGGCGGCCCGGTATAGCCGCGGGCGCTGGAACGTCTCCGACGTAGGTTCCTGTATCCTCTGCCAAAGCGATTGGAGATTTCTTGTTCATCCTCTGTGCCACTACGCCGAGAAGCGCCGAAAGTGCAGCACCGGTCGCGGCTCCCGTCCCAGCTCCGATGAGGCCGCTCTTGGCGATATCGCCCAGAGACTTGTTCTTCTGAAGCGCGCCGGATGTACCGAATAACGCCCCATAGAGTCCGCCCGACTTCGCGCCGGCGAGGGCTGTCTTTCCAATGCCGAGCTTTTGCGCTCCTCTTGCCAGTTGTGCGCCTTTCGCGAACGACGCCAGTTCAGCCGCGGAACCAAGCGCCTGACCGCCGATCTTCTTCAGTCCCTCCCCGGTTGACGACACTGAACCCGCCTCAGCGAGGATGTCTTTGAAGTTGCCACCTTCACGCTTGATGTCTTCTGTGAGACCAAGAAGAACGGCCCTGAGCCGGTCATGTGCGGGGTCGTCTTCCGGAGTGTCCTTGAGACGACGAATAAGCTCACTCTGCTGTGCGATGAGAGCCGGAAGATTGCCGCCCTCCACCTGTCGGCGCACGTTCGGATCAGTGTGGTAAGCGATGGCCTCGCCTATGGTCTTTCCTGCGGTGTTGACGAGGTTCTGGGTGTTCTTGGTGAAGAAGTCTAAAATCCCTCGGCCGACACTGACGGCCGCCTGGGGGGCCTCCTGCAACACCTGTGTGAATCCAACACGAGGAGCCGACGCGCTAGACATGGGGCCACTAGGCGAAGCAGACTCCGGAACCGGCGCGGCCGTCGCCTGTTTGCCCGGACCGTATTTGTCCCAGTTATAACCCATGTGATGTTAGTCTCCGGTTTGACCGCCGGGGGTATTTACGGAATTGTTCACAAGCTGTTCAATCCAACTCGCCGACTTCGGTTTCAACAGGTAGGCGAACGGCGCATTATGCGGGTCACTGCGGATTGTCGAGAAATCGGTCATTCCGGCATCAATCATTTGTTGAGCTTCTTGATAGTCACGGTAGATTCTCTGTGGGTCCACGCTCATGTTGTCCGGTAGTGTGACCTCCTTCAAGAAATCCTCGTAGTTCTTAGTTCCCTTGTCTCCGTAGAGCGCGTTCGCAACCGCCTGCGTATCGTTGGGGTCCACACCATTCGCTAATGCTTGAAGAAATTGAGTAGTGGAGAGTTTAGGAGTAGTTGCGCCACCTCCTGAGCCGCCACCACTTCCCCCCATCTGCTTGAGCGCCGCCTGTCTGGCAAAGTCGGCTTCCTTCTCCCGTGCCGCCTGGATGCCTTGGAGCGTTCCCGCCGCGTCCTCAAGCGCGAACTGTCGAGCCGTCACATCCTTTCCGAATAGCTGCCCGGCCCTGTCTGCGGCTTCCGCTACGTTCGCGTGGTAACCCCTGCGCTCACGGTCGGCGACGGCGATACGGACATTAGGGTCAACGTAGGACGACGAATTAGTGTCGGAGTATTTGGGATCGTCGAAGCGCGCCATGATCTCGGAACGCGACAGGCCGAAGTTGGGGTTGGTGTCCTTGGCGGCCTTCTTGAAGAGCGCGGGTAGATCGGTCTGATCGAGCAACCCTGCGCGGTAATTCTTCTGGGCCTGACCGTAGGTGTCATTGGCCGCGGTCAGCTCGTCCTTGGGATTGAAATAGATGCCGCCGTCCTTACGTTCAAAGAAGTCTGCAAAGTTCGAGGGGCCAACTTTGTATTTCTGTCGGAGCTCGTCGTATTCTGCTGGTTTTAGTGCGCGCGCTGGCATGGTGATTGTGGGTTAGTAACCGTAGCCAAGGTCAGGGAACATTGAGTACGGGTCTGAGGCGTAGTTTTCGATGGCACCGGAGCGAGAGCGGTTGATGCCGCGGATCGCGCGGTCATTTGCGATCTTGCGACCACTGGCATCAAAGGTGAAGTCCTCGTTGTATCGGCTGGTGCCCCGGTCAAGTGCGGTACGCTGCAAGTTGGCATCCTCACCGAATCTGGACTGCTGCGTTCCAAGTGCCGTGCGCTGTAGTCCGATGTCCTCACCGAAACGGCTCCGTTGCGTGCCGAGTGCAGTCCGCTGTAACCCTATATCCTCGCCGAATCTGCCCTGTTGCCGCCCTAGGCCGGAAAAGGCGTCTCGCATACCAAGGTTCTGCTGTTGCTGAGTGTTGGCTAAGTCCTCGCGCTGGTAGTTTCCAAGTCCGCCGGATGAGCCAAGGCCTTGCTGAGCTAGTTGTTCGCGCTGAGTCGCACCGGCGATCTGCTGGCTGCGACCGAGCTGACCTTGCTGACGGTTGAGTAGGCCGCGCTGGACGCCGAAGTCTTCCATTCCGCGTCCGTAAGAGCGGTCGATGGCCTGACCCTGGGTATCGAAGTCAGCCATTCCGCGTGTGTTGCTCCGGTCGATTGCTTGACCCTGGACTCCGAAGTCAGCCATGCCTCTGTCGTAATTCCGTATGATCCCCTGCTCAGCTAATCCGGCATCTTGAAGGTAACGATTACGTCCGGTCTGCGCTTGCTGGTTCGCTCGACCGTAGTCGATACCTACGTCGCCGGTTTGCTCGTTGTAGAGCGGATTGAAAAGCCCCTGTGCTTCCGTGAGCAGGTCGGCGCGACTCCTCGGCTGCTGGAGGCCGTTCTGAGCGTATTGGTTGATGAAGTCTTGGAAGGTGGACATATTGGTAGCGCTAATCAACTGGGTATTCAATCGTCAGATAGGCCGTTACGCCTTCGTTGACCATCGGCAATGCGGCCATTGTGTCGTTATCCAGTGTCTGAAAGATATAGACCTTGGACAATCCGGTACTGACAGCACAGGCTATTGATCTCGCGGCATCGTTTATATTTGCACCGGACAGAGCAATACTACCCATTGCAGCCAAGTCGGCGTGAAAGGTTCCAGCGGCAATCGGCAGAGAGCATTCCCAGTTGCCAGTGCCGGTGTGATTGGAGTAGCTTACTTCGATTATTGCGGTTACCTTCTTGGCCAGCTTCATATACCAGCCCTTCTGGCTCGAATATGTACCTGTTCCAGCCGCCGTTCCTCCGGTGACAACCGGAGTGTAGGCAGTCCATGGGGTGTAGTCAGACATGCTGGCGGCGGTGATCTTCTTCGAGTCAGTACCGTCGTGATCGTGGCCGGTCGTGACATTCGTCAGCTTGGTGTCCGTGTCATTGTGGCCGGTCTGAAGCGCCGTGAAGGCGTCAGCGATCGGTTCGGGAATTCTGTCCTTCCCGCGAGCGATGCCGGCGAGATCGAGTGAGACTTGAGACATAGGGGTTTCTGGTTAGGTGTAACTTTCTAATTCTTCTTCCTCGTAGGCGACGCCGTAGAAGACAAGAGGTGTGTCGATGGCTACTTTACGAACGCGGAATTGAATCGAGTATGATGTAAAGAAGAAATCTTCGAATATGCCGGACTTTTTGCCGAGCGACGGCCACTTGTCGCCGTCCTCGCCCCAGACACCCGTGTCCTCCCACTTGTCGATTGGGGCATAGGTATCAATATCGAGTGACCGCCATGAGTCGGAAGCGTCCGCACGGTAGGACAGATCAATGATGCCATCCTGACCGGATACCAGCGCTGACAGACAGTCGAGCGAGTAGACCAGACGCTTGTAGTTCTTCGGCTTGGCCTTGCGGGCGCCGCGGTTGATAAAGGAACACCAGTAGGAGTCCATGGCCGCGCCGTTCTTACTCCAACAGGTAGCCGTCTCATCCTCGCGGTATCGGCGCATCGCCTTGGAAGTCGTGGTCGAACCCATGATGAGGTTCAGGTTGCCGAGACCATCCTCGAACGTGGCGAACTCCGACACGGTCCAGTCATACTTGTACCATCCGCGCAATGAACCATCGGGATTACGACCGAAGTCCAGACAGAATAGGGCATTGTTTTCGGTGGCGTTTCCGAGCGGCAGGGCCAGCCAGAGCTTGTTGTCGAACCAGTGCATCCGTACCTTGCCGAGCTGTCCGGCCGTGATGCTCTGAATCGTCGGGGTGATGTTCTCGGAAAGCAGGGTGTCCTGCTGAGAACCACCGCTGTTCATCCACACGCCGTCTCGGTTGAAAAACGCCACGCCGCCGTAGGGCAGGACGCAGACCGCCTTAGGAGCACTCGCGCCCGCGCCGTAGATGGAACGCAGGCCGGTCGTGCCGAAGGTCAGGCCGTCCCAGGTGAACTTACCGCTACCACCGTAGCCCTTGATGGTGAGGAGGGGGCCGAAGCAGGGAACGACACCCTTTACGTCTGAGCCGTCCTCTGGGGCCACGGGCAGATAATCGTTCGCGCCCCAGGTCTCATACGCCCCGCTTCCTGAAAAGTAGACGCGACTCGGGTTGGCCAGTGAGATGCCGATCAGTCGATCAACTGCCGGAAGGTAAGCGATGTGGGTGAAGACGGCGGGGGTCGCCACGTTGGCCGTGGAGGTGCTGCCGGCATACTTCTCCATGCCCGCGTGCGCTCCGTCCACGATGTAGAGGAATCCGCCCGCCATGACGCCGGAAACGGAGGTGGCCGTACTGGCGGTCGTGTAGGTATGGATGTCAGCCCAAGTGCTTCCGTCCCACTTGATGAGCTTGTAACCAGCGGCCTTGATGAGATGGCGCGTCGCGCCGTTGATGTAGGGCAACAGGCCGAGCACCTTCGTTGTACCGGCATCCGTGCCTAGCTCGACGTAGCCCTTGGCTGTGCTGATGGCACCGTCTGAGGTCGCTTCAACATTGAGCAGGTCGGGTGACTGGTTCGGGGCCAGCTCCTCGGGCTTGTCCTTGGTGTTGAGGCCACCGTTGAATTGTGAAAAGAACTCGACGGGGACGGCGTTTTCGACAACCGGGATATTCGGTACTTTGCGCATAGGGTTTGCGGTTCGCCGTCGGAACCGTCAGGCAGGGTGCGGAGGACACGCCCTACCTAACGATGCCGAGGGCCAATCAGTAGCGTCTTGGATAGAACTCTTCAACGTGCGGAATACGTCTGGCTTCGCCTTTGACCGGCTTGTTGTCCTGCGCTACCAGCCCTTCCATCATCGACTCAGCCTGTTGCATGTGGTTGGACGCCTTGCCGAAATTTCCCTCACGCTGCCATAAGAGACCGACGCCCATTTGGGTGAAGAACGGGTCAAAGTAGTCGGGGAAGATCGAGGCGGTAGCAACGGCAGTCGGATTGGCGACCGCCTGAATATAGGTCAGAGCGACGTTGCTTGAGCCGCTGGCGTTGGAGTAACCGGGAAAGCCGATCTGGCTGCCGAGGATGTAGAACGTCCGGGGGTTGCAGCCTGTGCCGTACTTGTCGCGGTCGAGGTACTCGCACCGGGAATACACGTCGCCGTCAACCCTTACCTCCCAGACCTTGCGGAAGTTGGCGGGCAGGTCGATTGGCGTTTCGTCCGTCACCGTGAGGGTCGTGGTCTCTTCCAGGAACCGCCAAGCCTTGCGTGATTGGGCGTCCTGGTAGACCAATTCGTACAGCAAGAGCCCCTCGGTGTTGCCGAGCATTTTGCGGTGGAAGAACGCGACTTTGCTGATGAACTCTGCGGGGGTCACTTACGACCCTTTCGTTTCCTCCGGTGGTAAGACCTCCATGCCGGTCTTCTTGACCAGCTCCTCCTGGTAGAACATGTAATCCTGCTCGCCGAACATTTGGGTACCCTTGTGGAGGATGGAGAGGCCGGTGTCGCAGTAGACCTTCAGACCCGCTTCCTTCACCCGCCAACAGAAGCTCGTGTCCTCCGGCAGGTCGCCGCCACTGGGGAGCGGGATGATCTGGAACATGCCGACAGGGCCGAACTTGGCTCTAACCGCCTCCAAGGCTCTCCGTGAGATCAGCGTGAAGGCCATGCCGATGGTGTCCACTTCCGTCACCGCGTTCTCAGGGTAGGTCAGCCTGGTCGCCACTCCCTTGACGCTGCCGTCGTCATTCTTGACGATCGAGCCGATGGTCGGCAGGAACGGCGGCTGGCGCATGGTGCAGAGTGCTCCCACCACGTCTTGTCCGGTGGCAATCAGCCGATCCATGCCGTCGTGCGGGAACTTCATGTCACCGTCGATGAAGAGCATGTAGTCGAAGTCGTCTTTCAGAGCCTTCTCAGCCATGGACGACCGCGCCCGATAGATGAGCGAGGAAGTCTTGAACATGACCTGATAGCTCTGCTTGGTGGTCATCATCAGGTTCAAGAGTGAGGTGACGGTTTCTACCTCCGGCTTGTCGTAAACCGGAATACAGATCAGCACCTTCTTCGACTCTCCGATGATGGGCGTCTTGACTCCCTTGATCTTCGAGAATGGGATTCCCATGTCCTCCGTGGTTATGAATGAACGCTAGAGCGGATTGACTGCTGTTGACCGTGCCCCGTGCCGCTGTTTCGGTACGACCACAGGCGGTTCAGTCGGTGCTTTCGGGCCTTCCTGCGGGACGGGATTCTGCGAGGCCTTCATATCCGATTGTTCCTCGAAATAATCCAGACCGTAGCGCGGGCGTTCCCGTAACCAGGCAATCATCTCCGGGTCCGACGTTTGGTACTTGCCCCTGTCGAACTGAGCTGATGCTGATTTCGTCCAGACGAATTGATTACCCACCTGAAGACGGGTGGATGCGTCCTTGACGATTCGGAATGATCCGAACTTCGAGTAAAACGTGACTGGCTTCTGTTCGTTGGTCATAGACCTATGGGTTACTATTCTTGCCGCTCCGACCCCCGAACGAGTCGGGGATCGAGAGTGGGAAGACTAGATTGTGACTAGGGTTAGCCCTTACTGAACGCAATCATATAAGACGGCGTGGCACTTCTCTTCTGCCACTTCCAAACCGGCTTCCGTGATGTATTCACCTTTGACGGTGTCTTCGTCCGTGTTTTGGATGTTCATCTTCATCCTGGTGTCTCGATTCTGGAGCGGCCGGTAGGACAGCTTCTCTAGGTCGAGCAGGAAGCCCCAGCCGGAGTAACCGGTCTGAAGTCCGCCTGTGCCTTCGAGCATGTCGTGCGGGATGATCTTCACGACGCCTTGCGGAGAAACATACTCCGTAAGGGCGATCCCGTATGACGACTCGCCGCTCTTGGTGATGAGCTTGCCCTGCGCCCATGCGCTGATGAGCGAGACGATCAATCGCGAGCAGAAAAAGTACTTGGTCTTACTGCCGTACCGGAAGGCTGAGCGCAAGAATGTCTCGAACTCGGCTTCGGTCAGGGTTCCGCCTGCGTCCGTCACGTTGGTCGTGATGAAACTTTGCAGACCTTTGGTGTACCGAAGGGGATGAGTTCCGCCGGTATTGATTCCAAGTTCACCGAAGAAGAACGACCGTTCGAGCTTCTGGGCGTGTTCGATGGCTTTCTTGGCCTGTTGGGTGGACAAGTCCCGGCCCGTGTAGAGGTCGGTATTGTTCTCGGTCTCGGTAACTTCGAACGGTGTTCGGAAGATTTGCGCGTAGTTGTAGACTTCCGACGCATTGGTCGAGTTCATCTCTTCCGAGTCTTCGCCTTCATAGGCGGCTGAACCGATGATCCACAAAGGATCGTTGTTTGAGATTGCCGCGGCTGCGGTTGAGCCGACTCCACGGGTAAGCTCGATTGAGGTCGTCCCGACGGACGCGACCCGCATGACTTCTGCGGTGACCGCGTTCTTCACGACATCGCCGACGGAGAAATACGTTGCATTGTCAACAGTGATCGACGTAGCGGTTGTCGCGTACGCGGTCGTGTAGTTGACTGCATCAATGTATTCGCCGTAGACATCCTCGAACCACGAGAATTTCGGGTTCTTGGTGACCTTTTTTCGGAGCTTGGCCGTGAGGGCGACGAGCGGGGATTTGTTGGCGTCAAGGATGTAGAGTTTGTTATCTACATCAGGGACAATCTGGGCCGCCGTGATGTTCCCTGTGCCGCGCGCTACTTGTAGATGCGCCATAGCTGTAATGGTTGATTAGGGGAATGAGGGCCGCGGTCAGTCGTGCGAGCCTACGGGAGCCTTAGATTGCGCTCCTGGTAGTTCGTGACCAGTTTGTCGATGGGGTTGGCATTCGGCGCTGCTCCGGCCGCCGATGATCCTTGTGAGGATTCGGCGTTCTGGAGTCGTCGGGCACCTGCCCGCTTCGACAATTCGTCACTCGTCCTTATTTCCCTGTCCTTGCTGGAAGCTAACGTATGCAGCTCCTCAAGCGTCAGCCGTTCGCCGGTTCGCCGGTCGATCTCGGCCATCTGCGTTCGATAGCTCTTCGCATCGGGGTTCTTTTCGAAGAATGCTCCAACCTCCTGCTTAGTCGTGTTGGCGTAGATCGGGGCAACCGCACGGCTGGTTTTGATATCAGCCGCTTCAGTCGCTATCTGCACCATCAGATCGACCACCTGTTTCGCCTGCGGAGTCATCGTTCCATCGTCGAGCTTCAAGCGTCTCAGGACTTCTCCTCTGATGTCGGAGGAATCCGTGCCGCTTTCGGACTGGACGGCGGGAGCGCGTAAGTCAGGAGCTTGATCGGCAGGTTTCTGCTTCAAGGCCTGGGTCTTGCGCGTGTACGATCCCTGCATGGACTTCCAGGTAGCGAGCAGTTTTGCTTTCTGCTCTTCGGGAAGGTCGTCGGGAATTTCGGACGGGTCAAAGAACTGTTCCTCCGTTTCCGTCTCCGTCTGCTCTGACTTCGCCCCTTCTTCAGAGGCATCAGAGTTCTGCGAGTCGGTTACGGCCCCTTCACTATCAGTTTCGTTGGCTTGGTCGGCCCCGGTGTCTTCGTGTGCGGTGTTATCCGCTTGCACGTCAGCGTCGGTATCGACTGCCTCGGAAGTGCTGGTTGATTCAGCCATGGTTGTTCTCGGTTATGAACGAAATGAGCGTCCCGCGGTGGAACGCTCTGATAGAAGACCTACGAGAACACGCTGCTCCACAGACGCGCCCCCGTAGGCGTTCTGTCGGAACGCACCACGGTCGGTGTTGTGTGGAGCAGGGTTAGGAAGGTTCGGTCTCTAGCTTCTTCCTCAATTGTTCACTCTTTTTACCGAAACTGTCAACCTGCGCCAGGATAAAGCGTATGGCATCGGCCCGTTCGTCGAGGACGATGTAGCGCAAACCGATCTCATCCGGCTTCAGGGGCCACGACCTCACCTCTGCCGTCTTGGGGTCTTGCGACCAATCCGTGCGCGGTATGCGCGCTTTCTCCTGGTCGATGGCCGCAAGCGCCTTCCCCATACTCTCGACAAACAGCTTCCAGCCCTGCGACTGCTTCATTTCGTCGATTGACGACGCCTGGTCGAGGATCTGCTCTTCTTCGGTCGTTGGTGCTCGCATAGGGTTTAGGGTAGTTCGTGAGCTTTCTTGTCGTTGTAGATCTTGGCGATGGGGTCTTTCTCGTCGGCCATCTCCTGCAAGGTTGCTATCAGGTCGGTCATGGTCTCACGGAACGCTGGCTCTACTTCACTCCCCTCTTCGATGAGCTTGCGGCAGGCGTCCTGGGCTGCATGAGTCGCCTCGCAGACTGAGGAATAGAGCTCACCGGCCTGATCGGTCTGCTCGTTCTCCTTCATCTGGGCTTTGACCAGATTCTCGTCGGGCTTGTCGGTCTTCGTCTCAGGCGCGTCCTTGGTACCTTCGATCATGGCCGCTCGCTGTTGATCGGTCGCGCCTGCGAGCTCGTCCTGTTTCTCGATACTTTTCGCTGTCTGTAGGGTATTCATCGTGGTTGATAATAGTTAGCGATACGTTACGGTAATATCGGGAGCGTTCGTTCCGTCTATACCGACGGCCAGGCCGGTGGTAAAGGCAAGGTCGTAGAGTCGGCGTCCGAGGGAACCGAGGCCGGTATTAATAGTAGCGATGATAGCGCCGTCGTCCGCATCAGTGTTGTTATAGAGCACTACCGTTGATCCTGTGCCTATCGTGTTGACAACTAGAGAGTGTAGCAGACCCGGGCCTTCCTTGATGGTAAAGAGTTCCTTGGCCGCCATATTCTTGTAGGTAAATGCGCTTTCCGCTCGCAATACGTTATTGTCGAAATCAGCGCCGGGATTAGTCATCGCTTAGCGGTAGGTTATAGTAATATCAGCCGCCCCGGTAGCAATGTCGATAGTTAGACCAGTGGTGAACGCGCAGTCATAGAGGTAGGAGGTCAGCGTAGAGACGGCATTGATTGTCGCAATCTTCGTAGTGGCTGCGGAAGTATTATCGTAGACAGTGACGACCGCGCCAGTAGCACCTTTGTTGACGGTAATGGAATGCAATACACCAGCCCCGCTTTTGAGGGTGGTCGCGGCGACATCAGCTAGATTCTTGTAAGAGAAGCGCTGTTCTACCCGCTGAACGTTGTTGTCGAAATCTGCTCCTGGAGTCGTTGGCATGGTGGTTTAGACGGTTAATGCTTGGCCTGAAATATTGCCTGGGGTTGGTGAGGACATGGGCGGCGGGCCTCCTGGTTCCGGTGGCATCGGGCCTTCGGGCGGTATCCCTCCATCCATCGGCGGCCCTTGCAGGGGCATAGGCGGTGGAGGTGGTGGCGTGAAGACAGCCGGAAATACCTCGTCCATGTTGATTCTCAGCTCATCGAACGTCTTGACGACTTCCCGCACGACCGGACGCAGATTCATGCCGGCGAACTGCGGGTCGTTGGGCGGGAGCTTGGAGAGAGTACCAATCAGCTCCATACCCTGCTTCCGCACCACTTCCTTGGTCGCCATGACCGGACGCACGTCGTACATGAAATCGAAGTCGCCCTGGAACTCCAATGGATCGAACTCCTTGAAGTCAACGGCTCCGTCCGGCCCCATGATGCGGGCGAGCTGCATCGTATCCCAGTTGGCCTGGTAGAGCTTCAGGATCATCTTACCTCGACGATTGAGTACGCGGTTGAGACCGCGGATCACGCCGTCCAGCTTCTCGCCTGATGAGCCCACAACCGCTGAAATCTCGGTGGCCGATCGGTCGCCGCTCGGTCTGGTGCCCATGGTGTAGTCGCTGGAGGCTGAGGCACGCTGGCCGTCACGGTCGATCATCTCCTCTTCGCGTACGCTGGAGCCGGTCACGTCGGGGCGCACCAGGGGCTTGAAGGCGTTGACGTTCGATAGGCGGATGATGTTGTTCGGAAAGGCCGTGAACTCGTCGTCGTCCGCTTCCTCGTTGGACTGGAGAATCCCCATGCCCTGGATGATGATGTCCACGTTGTCGAGTCGCTGGTCACGCTGCTTCTTCTTGTAGAGGATGACCTTCTCCATTTCCCTCACCAGCCCCATGCCTCGCAGGTGATAGGTGTCGGTGAGTGGCGACCACACGTTGAACGGCAGGTCGCCGTCGGGTGTCGGGTTCTCGATGTCGCGCAGTACGGTCTTGTCGTTGGCGATGGTGATGAGGCGACCTTTGGGATACTTGGCGTTTTTCCTGACGTAGATTTCGAGCAACTGTACCTTGTAGTCGTCCTTCTGGTTGCCGACCTGCTGATCGTTTATCGAAATACTGGTGCTGTTCTGATTCGCTTCGGTATCGGTCTCCAAGGGTTCGGGGAACTCTCGGATGCGAAGCCGGTCGGCTTTGTAGTCAACGGGGGTGAATTGTCCACCCTTCGACCTGTCTAACTCGGCCAGGGCTTCGGGGGTATAGAGCTTCTCGTCAATCTCGGAACGCCACTTGGTAATCCTGTTAGCCGCCCATGGCAGGGTCTCGATGGTGGCGTAGCCTAGCGGGTAAATGAAATCGGTGTTATCCAAGAGCTCCGATACCGGGCTGTTGTAGATGACTTCCTGACGGGTGACGGTCTTGGTGACAATCTCGCTGCCGTACTGAACACCTAGGAAGGTCTTTGGCACTTCCTCCTGGACCTCTTCGGTCACTTCGGTCGTCTCGGTCTTCCACGTGATCTTCTCTGTCGCGAAATCCATCCAGACTCCGCGCTTCACGAACCTCTCAAAGAAGGCGTCGAAGTCCATTTCCTGATCGGCGTAGAGCGCAAGCTGTTCAACATTCTGGGTACGATCCAGGAGCAGGTTGGCCTGCTCCATCGTCGTCCCTTGGTTGATACGCGGGATGACCCGAAGGCTCGGCCTGCCCTTGGTCATGCGAGGCGTGGTGGATTCGACTATCGCATGGCCGTCCGGTGGGACGTAGTTGTTGCGAAAAGGACCGGAGCGCGGCGACCACATCCACCAGTATTCCCAGAGCCGCTTCTCCAGCTTGAAATAGGCCTCAAGGTTGTCGGAGGCCTTCTTGACGCGCTCAACCCATTCGGTCGCCAGCGCGTTCTTGTCGTTCGGTTGTACGGTTTGTACGTCGGGTTTCTGCTCTTCGGGGGAAGTGGTCATGCGTGTGATGAAAATTGACCAAGAAGCTGCCTCCGCTTCAGCTTCCTCCGCTTGTGTTGTTCGGGATCGACGATACGATGAAGCTTCGCCACCTGGAGCGCGATCATCAGCGCAATCGCAATGTCGTCATAGCATGAAACGTTGGCACCTGTCGAGCCGTCATCGTGCACAACGTATGAGAGAAGCTCCTCGACCGCCTCTTGTGACGGCAGGAACAACGACTCATCGCGTAGTGCCGCGCGCAGGTCGTTCTCCATTCTTTGCTTCGACTTCGTGTCCGTAAGCCAACCGAGTTTCTGCACTTCGACGGACGGATCAGTCGGGCTGAGTACGGTGCGATAGAAGACATTGCCGTAACGCTTTTTTAGCGTCGTGATGGCCGTATCGTACTTGTTGATTTCGACCCCGATGACGGCCTCGTTGAAATACCAGCCGAGTCGGTACAACTCGTCCGAAAACAGATCGGGGTCGATACGACCGTGCCAGAGCCCCACGACGCTGTAGGTCGTCAGATCGAGCACGACGCCCGCCGAGAAGTCCCCGCCGGCCAACCCTTCGGCCACATCCCCGCCGATGCCGTAGATGTGCTCGGGTTGCGGTAACTCCCATAGTCTCAGTCTGCCTTGCGGGTCGTCGCGGAACAGTATCGCCCCGTCTTCCCTCTCGGTCAGCTCTCCCCGCCACTTGGGCGGTTTGCAGAGCGCCAGTAGCTCCCTCAGCCTGCGGACCGGAAAGACATGCTGGCCGCTGGTCAGGAAGCACTCGATGTCGTTCTCCGGATACTCCTGCCAGAACAGCTCGACCGTATCGAACGTCTTGATCTTCTCCTGCCGCCAGTGAAGCTGCTCGTCGGTCAACTTGTAGGACTTCCGGGCGGTCAACGGGCTACCAGACTCCGGGTCATCGGTCAGTGTGTCCAGAAAGGTCTTGCGTGCCTCATCGGATGCAAAGGTCAGGCTGTATTCAGGATGGATGTACCACGGGATGAATATGGCCTTGTAGCCGTTCTCCCCACGTTTGGCGGCCTCGTAGAGCCGGTGGAAAGGCGTACCGAAGCCGTTGGCTGTCCCTTCCCAGACGATCGACGTACGGGGCAGAAACGGGACCGACTGCTCGATACCCGTGCGAAGACTCACCAGGTCGCCATAGAGCGGCGCCTCCGAGCCATGGACGTGCTTCAGCGTCTTGGAACGTCCAGCCCTGATGTTCTTGGCGTAGGCGACGGACAGACGGCTTCGTAGTCCAGGTCGGTCGCTTCGGGTGGCTTGGTCTGGGTTCTCGAACACCAGCTCGCGCTTGTTGGAGTAGCGCTGCATCGGCTTCAATCCGTCGGGCAGCATGTCGTAGAACAGCTTGACCATCGAAAACAGGTGGCTCGTCGAGTCCTCATCGTGGCTGATGATCTGACTGCGGACGTTCTTGTGGGTGGCCGTGTCCTGAAATAGAAGTGAGTCAATGCAGGTCGAGATACCCTGCTGTCTCGCTTTCAGGACGACATGGCGGATCGGGTTGCCTGCTTCCCAGTCGGGCTTCCAGTAGTTCTCGAAGTAGTAGGCCTGGCTCGGGTACTTCGAAAAGTCCAGACTGACCGTCCGGTTGTCTTTCGTGATGATCCAAAGGAACCGCTGAACATACCAGCGGGCGTCGTCCCTAATCCTCCTCAGTATCCGCTGGGCTTTCTCCGTCATCGAGGTCATCAATCAGATCATCGAAGCTGTGGTGCGCCTCGATCTTCTTCGCCGCTTCCAGTCCCTTGATCTTGGTGGCACTGTCGAAGAACTTGTGGCGAGTCGAATGGTCGGGCACGTCCATGAAGTCCATGGTCTTGCCGGTAGCATCCGTTCCGACCACTGCTCGGTTAGCCTTCAGCCCCTCATCCATGACCTTCGCCAGCCGGTCATCCGTGATGCCAGCTTTGTCCATCGCAGCTAGAAAAGCCTCACGAACATTAGGTTTCGCAAGTGTCTGCGATGCCTGACTTTCGGCTGTTTTCGGGCTGAAGCCTGCCTCGATCCCAGCCTCTTTGCGCTTCTTTCCCTCAACGGTGAGCTTGATGAGCTTGCGCTGTCTGATGTTTAGATCAGCCATCGTCGAGCGCCCCCCATTCCCTGTCCTTGTTACGGACATGGTCGATGTATCCCTGCGCCCACTGGGCCGTCTTCATGTTGTAGAGCGATGACATTTCCGACGTTCCCTCAGTTAGTCGGATGTGATCTTGGTGCAATCCGAAGATGTCGTGATGCCAGAACGGCGTCAGCCCAAGCCCCTTGGTCAGCCGGTCGAACAGGTCGGTGTCGTCATCGCCGTACATCGTGAAATCCTCATCCATTCCCCGGATGGCCTGAATGTGCTCGGTACGGTAGGCGGCAAGCATTGGGATAGGACGCTGTGCTGTCGGCCCGCAGTACTCGCAACCCATTTGTCCGTCCTTCCAGTTGACGACGCGAGCAAAGGCGAACTGGTCGGGATGCTCCTTGAGTACGGCCACGAACTGCCGGATGCAGTCGGTCTGATGGATGATCTCAGCGGACTGCATGATGCAATACTCGCCCGTCGCACGTCTGAAGCCGACGTTCATCGGACGGCTTGGGTTAGTCCAGCCTTCCCGTCCCTTGGCGATGCGGTTGAAGATGATCTGCGGGAACTCATCCTTGATCTTCTCGGTGCCGTCGGTCGAGCCGTCGTCCGTCACGAATACTTCAAGGTTCGGGTACTGCTGGCGATAGATGGACTTCAAAGATTCCCTAAGCAAGGGCAGGCGGTTGAACGTGGAGATGACGATCGAAACCCTAGGCTCCGTTGATTGTGACGGTGAGTGTTTTGCCATCGTAGGTGAATGACTTGACCATGCGGACGTTGAACATATGCGAAGACAAGTTCATCCAGCCGATGTGCTGGCCGACACGATCCTTGATCTCAACGCTTATGCTGTGGAGAGGGCCGTCCTCCGTTGCCTTCTTGGCCATGGCTACTGTTCCGGTGTTGGTTCAGACGGCGTCTCAGGCTTCGCAAACATCTTGTCGAGCGTGCCGATGCCGGTCACGGTCGCGAGCCAGATGGCTACCGTATCGAAGAAGAACTGCAGGTTCGGGATGTAGTGGGCGGCCAAGACGGACAGCGTGCCCAACGTGATGAGCCAAAAACGAATAGAGCTTAGGAGACTGAGCAGTTTCTCTTTCATGGGGCGGGTGATTACTGGTCAACACTCTCAGTGAAGCACTTGCAGGAATTCGGTCAAGGGGAACCAGCCGGACTGCACGTCAGGCTGGTCGAAAGGGCTAGCTGAGGATCACCTCGCGGAACAGTGCGCTCAAGGCGAGCGTACTGTCCATTTGAGCCCGGGGTGATCTACTTTTCGTCACCTCAGTGAATGCGTTGTAGAGGGACCACACGACCCGTGGCGCGAATTCGGGATACTTCGGCCGGTCGTACGCTTCGATTACCCGGGGCAATGACGAAGCGGGCAGGATATCCCTGCGGACGGATTCGACCAGCAAGTGATCGGCGGCCGCCACGTCCAGCGCCAATGTCTTCATCCGTCGGATCTCGTCGGCATGACGAGAGTTGAGCCCCGCCACTGACGAGAGCATCCGGTAGATCATCTCCGGCAGATCCCGGAAGACGTGAAGGGTGTGCTTGCGGGACACCTCCGCCTCCCCGCTGAACGCGAGGTTATCGCAGCAGAAGACTCGGCTGCCGGCGCAGAGATTGACGCTGAAGCTCTTGTCGTAGCTGTTGCGCAACCCGATGGCCACGCAGTACTCGCCGTCCCCCGATGCCGCCTGACAGGACAGGACACCGAACAGCTGGGCGCCGTCGCGGGCCAAGGCGTAGGACTCGTCCATGACCTGAAGACCGAACCTAGGTAGGTGCAGCCGCACCTCTTCCACCAGTCGGGGGTGAGGCACGGGAATATAACTCCCGTCCTCGATGGGAACCGGAACCGCCCGTATGTCGGCTTCGGTCGCTATCCACCCGCCCCTGTGGGCAATGAGCTGCCCCTGGGCGGCCTCGTTCCATTCATTCATCTTCCCTCCTGAGGCTAGAGGATTCCGGCCTCTCTGAAGCTGAAATGACTCTTGCCTCCGATGATGACGTGATCCAGTACTTCGATTCCGACGGTCTCGCCGACTCGCGCCAGCCGTTGCGTCATCTCCACATCGTCCTCGGACGGTGTAGGTTCACCCGATGGATGGTTGTGGACGAGCAGGACCGAAGCGGCCGCGTGCCGGATAGCCTCTCTGAACACCTCCCTCGGATGAACGATGCTGGAGTTCAGGCTTCCGATTGACAGGACAGTCAGCCGGTAGACCATGTGGCGAGTGTTGAGAAGCGCGACGATGAAATACTCGCGCATCTCCTTGCCCACCGCGTCCCGAACGACCGGCACCAGGTCTTGAGGCGTGCGGATCGGCCCCGGTCTGGTTCGCAGAGTCAGACTCGCATGCTCGGTGATGTAGAGCTTCACGATCCCTCCTTGCGCTTCCAGGCGAACGCTCTTGGCTTCTGTCCTGCGTCACCGTTGCCTCCCACGGTGCGGACGGACAACTTGCCGTTGGCATAGGACTGCTTCATGCCTTCCTCGAACAGGCGCCAGCAGTCGGCTTTCCATGCCTTGAGAAGCTCCGGGACTTGCTCGGCGGATTCGATCTTGCCGAGCTCCTCCTGAAGCCCATCGACCAGCTCGCCGAGCTTGGTCTTTTGCTCCGACAGGTAGGACACGGGGATACCTCCCTTCGTGTTGTGACGGTACGATGAGAGCGGACATCGCTCTCTCTGCTTTACATACGGGGATGGTTGGAATGATTCGTCAAGGGGTCAGACGATGTAGACAATCTTGCCACACCGAAAATATTGAATATGCGGTACTAACGGCCAGCCCTCAAACAGGGGCTTACCAGCATATGTCGCGATAGCAGAACGCGCCCAATGACGCTTACAACACCTCGGGCATTTCACCAGCGACTTTCTTGGTTGCTTTGAAGTCATTGCTCTAGTAGGTCAGCATTCTCGTAGATGTTGCCGATGATTGTTACGTAATTCTCGGCCTGTGACCTGGTTATTACTTCTGGCATATTTGCGCCCTTACCACCAATACCCCAGCGGGCGTATTTGTCGCTCCACTGCACAACAGATACGCGACCATACCTTTCCACCACGTCCCCCCCATAAATCTCTTTCCCGTTCTTGTCCTTGAGGCCGGTGTACTGCATGAGAACAACATCATTGAGTGGTTGATACCACCCTTTGCCTGTGAGAGGATGGCGCATGTCTACGCCGTCCTTGCTGAAGTCGATTAGTTCGACCGTCATCATCGTGCCCTTTGTCTTATCCCACGCTCTGAACTTGATTGGTGTCATGGTCGTTCTGGTTAGGCAACAACCCCCGATTCCGGCTAAGGATGGGGGTGTTGTCGGAGTAAAAAAGCGACGGATTCAGGTGACTTGTAGTTCAGTGCCCGCATTATCTGGCGGAAACTGAACCCGTTATCCCGCATTGCCCGAGCTGCTGCACGTCGCGCAGATACTAGCGATTCACGAGCATGGAATGGTTCTTCTAGTTCTCCGGAACCTTTGCACATTGGACAGATAGTCATAATACTATGATACGCCGTTATACAAAACTGTCAAGCCCTGCGCCTCGGTGCCCTCTTCACCTTCACGTCTTCAATCTCGGCCTCTTTACGCTCCTGTTCCATCTCAGCGATGTGCTCCCTGCGGCGTTTGTAGGCGTCTCGGCAGGACTCTATCGACACCAGATTGATCCGCGCGTTCGTTTCCATGAAGGCCGCGATGTGCTCGGCTGGCACTCTCGGTGGTGGAGTGCTAAGCGGCGTCCTCAGCCAGTACGTCTTACCTTCGTCGGCGTAACAGGCCACGGCCTCCCCGACGCGCTGACTCTTGATCTGGTTCGCGTAGTGCGCCAGCTCCTCCCCTACCGACCAGTACGACGGCTCCCCTGTCGGGACAGGCACAATTCCCCACAAGCGTTCCGCCTTCTGGCGCTTGATGCGGTCGCCCCTGAGCGGGAACAGTTGCCGCGCCATTTTCTCGGCGTCTTCGTAGTCGCCCAGGCTGAACGCGATCCGCGTGCCGCAGTTGCCCATGATGGCCGACAGCAATTTCCAGTCGATCTGGGCCCTGTTCTGGTGGAACACACAGAGGCCCAGCCCTCGCTTCTGCCGGCGGGACATGATGCGGTGAACGCAATCCGACGGGTACTCCTGAAACTCGTCGAGGAATGTGATGTAGGTGCTGGCGCCTTCCTGCCGCTTGGCCGAATCCAGCTCGATGCGTGCCAGGAGCAGCGTCGCCAGCAGGGGCAGTTGGTCGCCGAGCCTGTCCTCCTCCAGCCGAATCAGCACGGTCTTCCCGTCGTCCATGAGCTTGGAGAAGTCCACGCACGTCTCTGTGGAAAACATGGGGGCAAGGTAGGGGCTGCTGAGGATTTCGCTGACCTTGTTGCGAGCGCTCTCGATCCATTCCCGAAACCGCGTCTTGGCGAGCTGGGCGCGGTACACCGTCCAGAACTTCAGGGCCGGTTGCTTGGAATGGAAGGCCAACGTCTCGGCGAACCGCGGATCGAGAAACAAGTCGTCGAACTCCTGCACACTGAGGTGCTGCTCACCGAGCACGAGAAAGGCTGATCTGAAAACGTCCTCCATCCTTGCGCCCAAGGCGAACTGCTCCGGCCAGACGCGCTTGAGGGCGGCGATGAAGTACTGGGCGGTCTCGAAGAGGCTGTAGGAGGCGTCAGGAGCTAACCAGTTGAAGGGGATGACGCCTGAGTCGTCCGTAGGGCAGAACACCGCGTAGCGGCTACAGGCGGGCTCGTAGCGCCGACCTAGCGGCACCTTCGGGTATTTCCGGTCGGCATCGGCCACGATGAGCCGGATCAAGTGGTCTTGGGTGCTGCCTTCGAGGTCGAGGGAACAGAACGGTACTCCGAGCGCGAGGCATTGGCTCATCAGATTCTTGGCTAGGTTGGTCTTACCGGAACGGCTGGAGCCTTGGCAGTAGACGCCGCGCTGGAGCTGGCGGTCGGTGAGTGTCAGCCTTTTCTTCCGGCGTCCGTCGTACTCAACGCCCTCCCCCAGATGCAGACTTGTCATCGGGCGGCCTCGGCAGTCCGGCGTAGATCCAGAGGAACGCCCAGAGGACACCGACAATCCCGGAAGCCATGCCGGCCGTTCCGTAGCAACGGGTAATCAGGACTCCTCCGGCCTTGAGAAGGGCACAAAATCCCACTATGCCGATGACCCAGCAGGGCCAGCCGCCCCTGGTCATTGGAATGACAATCAGATGCCTCCAGAGCCAGAGCCCAATCCGTCCCAGAAGCCACAACAAGTCTTGGGACAGCATGACCGCGCCGCGAACAAGCCTGCCCTTGCCGCGCAGCATGGCCAGAACGAACAGAAGAATGAGGGATTGAGCGATAAGGTAGTGACTGGTGTTCGCTGTCATGCCGGTCGGATACTGCCATCAGCGACGCCTTTCCGGCAAGGGCCGCGAACGTTTCGGCTTCCGGTGGAACTTCTTGAAGACCCAAACGACGACCCAGACCCAAATGCCGGCCAACAGCACGGCCACGACCGGATGGGTTTCCTTGGCCCAAACTTGATTGGCAAGTGTGAGAAGAGCGACCGCCCCGACCAGCACGGCGAGCCAGGCGACCCAGCCGAAGACGTTGGCCGGCGCGGTCACCGACTGACGGAGGAGGAACCGGAGACCGCCGAACACGAGGCGACTTGCCGCGCGGACGACGCCCCCGCTTCCTCCTTTCTTCGTCCCCTTCCGCAGCATCAGCAGGCCGACGGCGATGACGGCCAGTGTCAGCACCGGAAGTCCCTGTAGCCACGCTGTCCGCAGTTGAGGCAGCGGTATAAACGGCGCTGCCGGTAGTTGCTGATGGGATACTCGCCCTTTCTCTCTATGCGCGTGGAGTGACAACGGTTACAGCGCAGCACTATCCTCGGCTTGGACGGGCTGAAGAACGTCCTGGTGATCTCCTTGAAGTAACCCATGGCTTACTTCTTGGACGCGGCGTCGAGAGCCGCTCCGATCAGGGCGATGACCGTGACGGTGCCGACGAACTCCAGAAAGCCCGAAGGGGCCTTCTCGATACGACGGCTCTTCTCGATGCAGACGGTTCGGGGCCGCGGATGGTAGATGACCTTCCGCTCGACCAGGTACTTGTCAGGCATTTCAGCCTCCCTTCCGGGCGCCAACGCGACGCCCTGTGACCTAGGCGTGATTTCCGGCGGGGAAGGTGAAATGGAGGTTGATTGCCGACACACCACAGCGGGACAATAACGGCGGGTAGCTTGGGGTCATCAACCGTGGCTCCCATGTGAAGTGCCCGCCTCTGATCTTGGGTCAGGGGGGACACGACAAGCATTCACAGGCTATCCTCTTCTCTCGGGCACTTCACTTCATGGAGGAATCCATGGAGTGGCAGGATCGACGGAGGTTCGAGAGCTGGTACCGGAAGGTCGAACGGTATGCGACAACTGTCCATGACCACGTCAATGCTCACGTCCTTCTCAGAGGAGTCCTTATGGGACGCCTCGGAGAAACGGGTATCGGCGAGGCTCTCTACCGCGAACTCATCGCGGCGAACGGGAACGGACGAATTATCGGTAAGTCCCGTTTCTTTGAGCGCCTCGGCACGATCGACTATGACTTCTACGACGGCGAGGCAATTCTCCATGTTGCAGCCGTCGCAGTCGCCGAAAAGGACGAGCTTGGCCGATATCTGGCGGCCGACACATACCGCAAAGCACACCCGATCGCGCTGCAAATACTCGGAAAGAGGCACGCGATTCGGGCAGTACCGGACGGAAACAAGGGCAAGACCAAGTATGTCCTGATTCCGTTTGTTCTCGAACGCTACATCAGGTAG